TCCACCGCTAATGCCAGACTCTTTAGGAACTGGAACTAGATTGACTGGATAACTGGTGCGTAACTCTGGTGTGTTATCAACAAAGATGCCATTTAGGATAGGGATTTGCATTATTTTTTAGCTTTATTACGTGTGGTGATTGCTTTGGCTTTAGCCTTTGCATCGGCTTTAGAGGTTGCACCCCAAGCCTTTAGCGATAGCAGCAATCGAGTAGGCTCACCATCTTTATACTCAGGGCCAGCATTGCCAGCCATACGTGCTAGAAAAGATGCTCTGCGAGGATTGTCACCAGACTTAACAGGTGGCTTTAGATTGCCACCAGTCTCTTTGTTATACGAGGCTCTGCCCTTAGCGTTCAATCCACCTTTAGGGTTTTGCCCAGCTTTAGTTTGCCATACAGGTGATTTCATCTGAACCTCGCTACTTTCTTAGCAACCTTCTTAGGCTGTGCAACAGTTTGCTTACCAGCCTTTGTGCCTTCACGCTTGGCTTTGGTTGTTGCAGCATACTCAGCAGCAGACAACGCTTTGATTGCTTTCTCAGGTAGATACCGTTCACCTGTCTCAGACGATGGCTTACCTGACTTAGTACGCCAGTTTTGCTTGCCCCAATCTTTCAGACTTTGTTGTGAAGGTTTCATTTTTTCCTAGCCTTAAGTGGGACTTTAGATAACCTGCTTTTAGTAGGTTTGCTAACTGGGATGCTTGGCTTACCATTCGGCATATAACGCATGATGCACTCCAGCTATGACTTATAAGAGCCACCTTTGGCTTTATATTCTCTGGCCAAAAGTTGTGCTTTTCTAGCAGACCATTCGCTTGGTTCACCACCAGCAGTGCCAGCCTTAATTTTCTCAAACAATGCTTTACGCATGGTTGGCTTAGTATAAACCCCAGCTTTATTAACTGTAGATTTTTTAGCTGGCATTATGATCTCCTAAGCTAACACTGCGCCTCTAAGTGATACTGCCCACCAATCAGTGCCGATGTATTGCAATTGGCAACTATCACCAACAGCATTGAATGTAATGGTTGTACCAGCACCTAAGTTAGTTGGAGTTAAAATACCAGTATCACCACCAGCCGCTTCAGCTACATAAACGATATTCTTAATTTGACCTTGTGCGCCATTGGCAAGTGTTAAAGCATTACCTGCAGCAGTTGATGTAAAGGCCGTTGTGTATGTTGTTAAATTAACAGCACCTGCACCACTTAATGCTTGAACAGAACCATTGATGTTGTCAAATGTTGGGCCAGTTGCAAATACATTAGCACCAGTGCCTGTTTCATCTGTAAGTGCAGCAGCTAAATTAGCTGATGATGGTGTAGATAAGAATGCTGCCACATTAGCAGCAAGACCGGACACGCCAGTCGCAATAGGCAAACCAGTACAATTAGTCAATGTGCCACTTGTTGGTGTGCCTAAGATTGGCGTTACCAATGTAGGGCTAGTGTTAAATACCAATAAGCCAGTGCCAGTTTCATCAGTCATTGCTGCACGTAGGTTTGCGCTTGATGGTGTTGACATCCAGTTTTGTACGCCAGCAGCATAGGTTGTTTCAGCATTGATTTGATACCATGAGTTGGTAGGCTGATAGAAACGAATCGCTGTAGCTGTACCTGCTGCCAATGAAACAACGCCACCATAAATAGCAGATGCACCATTTAACGCAAGGGTTAATGATGTAATCTCTTGTGTCGTTGTTATAAGCACCGTAGTGCCATCAGGCACGCCAGTATTAAGCGGTAAGGTAATAGTGCCAGCAGCAAGCGTTCCAGCAGGTTGCAATAGCATCCACTGGTCATTGCTTACTGGTGTAGGGACTGTGATATTAAAACCAGTCGCTGGTACATATAAGTTAGTTGATAGCGTAGGTGATGCAAATGTTTGCTGAAAGTATGTCAGCAAGCTACCGATAGATGTTCTACGTGCATCGCCATTGTTTGGTGAGTAAACAGGTAACTGGTCACCACTTGAGATTGTATTTAAAACTGGTAATTGATTAATGGTTGGCATGATAATCCTTAAAATTCAATTGGGCCATCTGGGCCAGCATCAACTGGATTGTATGGCGGTCTAATAAATGGATCGTCATATACTCTCCACGGCTTGTTACCTGAACCTGCTGGCATTGTTGCTGGTAGTTGTTGTTCAAGTGGGAATGTTGCACGTTGTAGCAATATGTCATAACCCTGTTTTGCAGTGGTCTTAGTTTCAATCATCACTGTTTTGCCATAACTTGGTGCTAGACGTATGGCTAGACTACAGATAATAGCTTCATAAGCTGAATCAGGTACGTTAGTTTCCTCATCGAGGTCACTATCTTGTGGGCTGGATGGTATTGGATAGGCAAGCCTTATCCCTTTAGCGTTCCAGTCAGCCATCATTGCATCAAGTCTGCGTAAGGCAGATTCAAGTTGCTCTGGCTGCATATCAAAGACATAAGATGCTAGACCGATTTCCTCTAGCGCAGCACTTATAAATTGTCTTTTTGTATATCCCATTTAAATCCCCATTGCATCATTTATATGCTTTAGTAATGTGGCGTTTGACCAGTGCTTGTTTACAACTAAACCTATTTTATCAGATTGCTGCAACATTTCATCACGGGTTAATTCATTTAATTCAATGTCTGGTACTTCATTTATTACTTCTTTAACGTAACCAATAGGCGATGGGCGATGAACTTTAGTTGCCCTGCGTTCAATGGTTTCCTGCTTTTTCAAGCGTTTCTTTTGTTGACGCAACTCTTTCGCTGGTGAAAGAGCTTTATCTTTAATTATTGCGGCTGATCTAATCATTTCTTTTTCATTGGTGCTTTGCTTGGTTTGCCAGCAGCTTTAGCCGCTTTGCTTGCCACGCTTAATGAAATAGCAACGGCTTGCTTTTGTGGTTTGCCAGCTTTCATTTCAACGGCAATGTTCTTACCGATGGTTTTCTTAGAATAACCTTTTGACATTGGCATAATATACTCCAAAAAGAACAGGCCAGCATTTCTACTGACCTGTTTTACTACATTAAGACAAACGGTAAGACACAAATGTGTCTGCAGCAGTCTTACGTGTACGCCATGCGGCAGATGTTACAGTTGCCACAGCACCAGTACCAACAACTGTATGACCAGTTGCAGCAGCCGTTACAGTGAAGGCATTAGCACCTGTTGCAATTACTGACCAATCAAATGAATCACCTACAGCAAACTCACTCGCTGCATCTAATACTGCGCCAGTAGGCAAAGTACCAGCAACAGCAGCAGCAGTTGTTGATGTAAGGATACCTGAAAGAATCATTGCAGGTGTAATTGTACCAGTTGCATTTAATACGCCTGGTGTATCTTGTGTTTGATACTTACCACTGTCAGATATAACAGGGTCTGTACCAACCGCATAAGTAGCACCAGATGCACCAGCTTGGATAACGATGGTAGCACCAGCAGCGTATGGGCCAAATACTGTGGTTTCGTTTTCAACTACACCCAACAAGTCTTGTGCTTCAGGGAAGTTAGGGAAACCAACTTCATTAAACACGCTAGTTGCTGAGTAAGATTGAACAGCGATTGATTCAGCAGCAGGAACTGTTACGGTTGCTGTGCCTTGATTAAAAACAATGTTATAGCTCATGGTATTGCTCCTAATTAAACTTGGTTAAATAACAAGATGCCAGACATTTCAGGCTGTTTGTTTACTACACCAAATAATGTATCTAAACGGTATTTAGTTTTCATAGTATTAACATCGTATTGTTTTTGCATAACCAATTCGATACCTTGATCAGTTGATGCACGCATTACTGCAACACCAGCGTCAGAAGGAACTGAATAACGACCAGGCAGAATCTCTAAAGCATCTTTTTGCCAGAAAGCATTTACAGGTGCAGTAGTAGTATTCAAGCGATTGATTGTACGGCCAGCAGCAGCAGTTACGATACAATTTTGATATTGCAACTCAGCATCAGTACCGCCTTGGGCAGAGATGATTGGAGGTGTAATAACGCAAGTAGTACCGTTAGTTACTGAAACAACACGGAAGGTTTTAGAAAAACCAGTACCTTGTTTAGTGATGTGATGCACAGCTTCCACACCTTGAATTTCAATAGCAGAACCAGCAGGTAAGTCAGCAGTGCTTGAAACAGTGATAGTTTGGAAACGGTTATCCACGTTTTGTGTTTCGCCAGTTACAGCAGTTTGTGTAGCTTGTGGCACATAGAAGTTACCAGCAGCAGCCAATGTGCTCATTGTAGGATCAGCACCAGTAGCACCAGTCAAGCGATTAGCATAATCAAGTTTGTATGTTTCAAAACCTGCAACCATACCTACATAACTACGTTCAAACGCATTGTTTGATTTGTTGCCAGCGAAACTACGGCTAACAGAAGCACCACCAGCACCACCAGCGATGTTACCAGCCAAACCGTTATAGTCACGGCTTGATAAAGCTAAGTAACGGTCAAATGCTTGTACGCCTTGCTCGTTCATTACTGAATCGCATAAAGCGATGTCATCATAATCACCAGCAGCAGTGCTTACAGTAACCACTAAAGAGCCTTGTGTTGCAGCCACGTTCATAATGGCAAGGTTGATGTCAGATGCTAATTTTTGTTTAGCAGCTTCACCTAAACGACCTTCTTGTAATGCGTCACGTAACTCTAAAGCATCCAAGATAAACGGTACTGACTTTTGAAAGCCAAGTGTCGCTGGTACTGAAAGTTGTGTGTAAGCAGTGAAGTTACCTGTTTGATCCATACCATCATAAGATTGTGCAATATATGGTTGTGGGCGATAGATAACGTTGTTAGTACGTTCCATCATAGAACTGTCTGTATTATAGATAGATACGTTACGTGATAAAACTAACGCGTCATTAAAGCCTTCAAGGATGTCCTCAAATGCTACGCGTTCCTCTTTACTGAATGAATTGCTCATTATAAGCTCCTAAATTTATTTTAATGCTGATCGTTTCTGCGCTTTGTAGGCAATGATTTTAGTCATGTTACCTGTCCTAGACGCTTCCTCTCTCAGCCGTTCAAGGGTTGAGTCCACTGCACCAGATGATCGCCCTGTTCCTGACACGATACGTTCTGGTGAAGGTGCTGCTGTGCGATTGGTAACTCTCAATTCTTTCTCCAGTTTTGCAACCGCAAAAGCAAACTTTACGGGGTCTTTGATTTCAGCTAACTCTTTAGCCTTGGATGGGTTCTTACCGAGTGCGTAAACAACCAGCGCAGGATTATCCGCACCTTGAAGCATAACGCCTTGTTG